AAAAGGGATCCCGTAAACGAGGTTCCCTCCGATTTGAAGCCGAGCGCTGCGGTGGTACCGCCGTAAAGTTCAGTGAAGTTGTCGTTGCATATGTCGAAGGCGGCTCTAAGTGACGAGCCGGTTCCGTCATTGGGATTGGTCCCTATGTTTATAGATTGTTTAGCCATGTTACATTTCCGTTTGGTCGGCCGTGAATAGTATGGTGTCCGCCGACAGTTTGTCGTGGTCCGCGAATAGCGCGAATGCGCCTAATGCCTTGTCGGCATTGGTCATCTGTGGCGTGAATATCACGCCCATCTTATTGGCTATTATCGGCATTTTAGTAAAGTGCGATTATGTCGTCCGCTGAAGTCAGTGATGAGTATATCCTGTTTACCTTTATAGGGAGGAAAGATCCCGCCGCTATCTGTTGGAAAAGGATAGGTCTGTATATCTCGTAGTTTTCCGCGGAAGCGCTGCCGTCGAATATGTCCGCCGCGCTTGCCCCGCCCGGTGCAGTAACAAGTGAAAGCGTAGTGTCGCTGTCGACCGCGCTTACGAAAGCCTGCGTTCCGTCGGTTACGTTAAGTACCCTATCGCCGACCTGTACGTCGTAAAGCCCACCCGAGAATCCCGCGTCGACCAGTTTGTTTGTGGTATTTCCCGTAGTGCTACCGCTTTTTATCAAAGGGCTTGAAGACAGTTCTACGAGTATGTCTCCCTGCACGCCTACGTATACACCAGCGTTTTTATAAGCTTTTGTTCCGACCACCTTGTCTAAGTCCAGTGAGTCGCTTCTGAAATCCACGCTACTTCCGCTGTTTCTTATTACAACAGCGTGAGATACCGTAGAAATCGGTACTCTATCTGTAGGGAATAAGCTATCGTTAAAATCTATATCTCCGTATGCCATTTTTGTTTAGTTTATTGTTATCTGTTTTTATCCTTATTTACCATATATATGGCCTTAGCCATAACCTTGTCGGAATAGGAATCACCGTCAATTATCTTGTTTCTTGAACTTACAGGTAGGTCTTCGTCGCCCAATAGTATCCTGTATATCCTGCTTATCAACTGCGAACACCTAAAGGACACCTTGTATATGGTATACTTTTGCGTAATACGGTTTCTCTGTCTCCATACGACTATCCATCCTTCTCTTCTCAGTCTTTCCCATCTGTCCTTGTCCCATGAGTACGTATACGTTCCGTCCATGTACTCCTTTCTGGTAAATAGACCTATGCAGTCGAAATGGATTAGAAGCTCTAGATCAGCATCTTTAAGATTGTAAGTCCTGCACGCCCATCGCCTTACGATGCGGTAATGCTTGAACAAACCTATGCTTCTTAGATCTTTGGCCTCTAATCTTCTCACAATACTATAACAACGTCCTGCTGCCTTATCACGAGAAAGATGTCTTCGCCTATTTCAACGTTGAATCCGGCGTTCTTGTCGTAGTATATGCTGTCTCCGTCGTTTACGCCTTCGACCATACTACCGGCGCTTTTCACTACGCCTTGCCTGTATCTTATGTCTTCTTTTATTTTATCGGTAAGAAGCAGACCTCCTTTTGTTTTTGTCGGTGCCTTCTTTATCTCTTGCACGACAAGATATATACCTACAGCCCTCATTCCTCTCTCATGTTACTTATTACGCAATCCGTAGATAATATCGTAGACGCAACCGAAACAGCATTTTTCAATGCGCTTTTCGTTACCAGCAGCGGATCTATTATTCCCTCCTCTATCATGTGCACAGTTTTTCCGGTAACCACGTTTATTCCGTGGCCTACGTCAAGACCGTCTTTTTCGTCCATGCCCGCGTTATCCAGTATCTTTTTGTAAGGATACTGTATCGCGCTCAGGAATATATCGGTGCCGTCGCTTTCGTTATCCACACTTTTCGCGGCGTTCATAAGCGCTACTCCTCCACCTGGTACTATACCTTCCTTTATTGCGGCCTTTGTCGCGTGTATCGCGTCGTCTACTCTATCTTTCTTTTCCTTAAGCTCAACGTCTGAGTTGGCACCTACGGATATGACCGCAACGTTACCCGAAAGTATCGCCAGTCTTTCCTCAAGCTTTTCGGTCCTAAGACTAGGATCGAGCTCCTTCAGCTGCTTTTCTATATCGGCTATTCTCTCTTTGGCCTTTTCCGGTATCTCCTTTATCTTAAGTACGGTCGACTTGCTGTCTGATATTGCCCTTTCGCATTCGCCCAGCATGTCGGGCGTTATCATGTCCACATCATCGCCGTATTCCTCGTTTATGTGTATCGCGCCCGTTACCGCGGCTATATCGTCAAGGAAGTCCTTTTTCCAGAAGTTGAATCCCGGCGGCGCTACGACGTTTGCCTTTATGTTGCCCTTGACCTTGTTCATTACTATAGCCGCCATAGGCTGCTTGTCAAGTTCCGCTATTATAAGTATCGACCTGTTGTTGGTTACCGCGTACTCCAATACGTTCTGTATCTTTCTTACGTTTGGTATCGTCGAGCTTACCAGAAGCACCAAGGGCTTTTCCAGCGTTACGCTCTGCTTGCCTACGTCCGTTACGAAATTGGCGTTTGCGTATCCCTGCTTTATCTGCGAGCCGGAAACCACCTCCACGGTAGTCTTGCCTGGCTTTCCGTCAGGGTCCATCATTACCGTTCCGTTCTTGCCGACTTTCTTGAAGGCCTCGCCTATTATCAGGCCAAGCTCCTTGTCGTTGTTGGACGATATCGTCGCGACCTGGTCTATCATGCTGTCGACTACGGGTACCGCGTTTTTCTCTAGGTACTCTATAGTGTTATTACACGCTTTTTGAATATCTTGCTTTATTTCGCGCAAACTTTGGTCGGTTACCTTTTCTCTTGCCTCTTTCAGTATGCTGTGGGCAAGCACAGTAGCCGTAGTTGTCCCGTCGCCGGCCTCGGACACGGTCTTCCTGGCCGCCTCTTTTATCAGCGTCGCGCCTATGTTTTCCAAAGGATCACTGAGGTTTACCGCGTTCGCGACAGTTACGCCGTCTTTCGTTATGGTCGGCCTGCCCATGAAATCCTCCAATATAACGCACTTACCGCTAGCCCCTAGTGTGGAGCTAACGGCCTGCGTCAACTTATCTATTCCGCTAAAGACACCGTCGGCGGCTTTCATGCCGAACGACAGCGACTTCACGATATCTTGTGAGTTCTGCATTTGATTAGATTTGATTTAGTTGATTATCTGCTACTCGAAAGTCTTAATGACTTTTGGACCGTTGAGAAACTCTATCTTTTTAGAATAGTGCTCCACGGAGCCGTCTATAGCGGCCTCTGCGCCGTCTACCGTCTCTCTCCTGGTCACGTCAATCCAAGTGTCTTCTTCCTTGTCTTGGTATTCAGTTTGATAGAATCCGTTTGGCAACTGGACTATTCTCCAGTTCTTCTTTTCAGCTAAGTGCTTCCATAATTCAACGGTTTCTTTTGATGGTTGTGGTTGACTATTCCACGTTCTAGTCGAATAAAAAAATCCTGTCATTTGGTTTTGGTTTTTAATTGTTAGTGTTGGTTTGCCCTACGTCCGGGCCGGGTTATCTGTTTCTTATCGCCTCGTTTCTCGCCGCGAAGACTTTCTGCTTCTGCTCGCTGCTTAACAGCAATTGGCCGTCTGGGTCCAATATCTCGTCTCCGCCCGTGCCGAAAGAGGCTATATACTTTTCGTTATCGAACTCGTTTTTCATTTTAAGCTGCGCGAATACCTGTGCGTTGAACGCGTCGACCTCCGCCTGGGATACGGTATAGTATCCTTGATACTTATCGCTGAATCCAAACGATTGTCCGGTTATGGGATCCCTGTTTATGTCTTGAGCCCCTAGATTTTGCTTTGTAACAGGGAAGTCGTCTTGGGTCAAGCCAACAAAAGCGTATTTGCCGGGCCCCTTAAACCCTGATGGTCTTATCGTCGCGCCCATATATACCTCTCCGCTACCGGGATATACATACTGGTCGCCTTCGTGTTGAGGCAATGTAACCTTTATTCCCCCCTCTACGTAAAGCCCTTTCGGGTCTTTCTCTCTGGCTCGCATAAGCTCTTTTGGAATTTCCGTATCTCTCAGTTCGCTGAAGGTCTTGTACTCGCCGTCTCTTTGTATCAATTGACTATAGAAATCTTTACTTTGGCCTAGTTCGAATGGACTTATGAGCCTTGCCTTGTCGCCCCTAAGTCCGTCATTTGCCCCTGGGTCTACGCTAAGATCTCTGCCGGTCGAGTTAGGATCGTCCATAAGTCTTTTTATGAAAGACGTGGCCTCAGGATTCTGGATAGCGTTTACCTTTGCGTATGTATGTAGATTGTATATCTTGTTCTCTACATTCGCGTCTATCTGATCCTTGCTGAGATTCTTGTACTCTTTTTTGTACCTGTCGCCCTGTGGGTTCAAGAACCACCTGTCGTTTTCCGAAAGCGCCTGCTTGAACGTCTCTTTTTCTTGAGCTATAGCCAATTGCACGGGTGTAGGCTTCGGATCCGTTTCAGTAGGTGGGTCTTCCCTTAGGTCTACCTTTTTCTTTTCCTCCGGATCCTCCCTGAGACCGGAGCTGATCTTGCCCCCTCTTACGGTAAGGCCCGTTCCTCTTCCTATCATTTCTTGTGTAGTTTCTGTATCGCGAAGTTATACGTAAGGCTCGCTCCCTTGTGGGCGACGAACTTTCCCTTGTGCTTCATCAGCTTGGGCGCCTTGCCCGCCGATTTCATCCAGTGATATCCCTTAGGTGCTTTTACTCTCATTTTTTTCTGTTAGGTGAATGCGATTCCCAGGGGTAGTCTCTCCTTCTGGGATCTATTTGTGAATTCGGTATCCTTATCGTGGCCTTTCCCTTTGGCGTATACCTGTACTCGTTGTTGTCGAACTGCAGCATCGGCAGCGGGTGGCTTTGCCTCATCTGCGCGAGGTGCACCCTCTCGTGCTTTACCGTCTGCTTTTTTTGCTTGTCGTCAAGTTTCTTGTTTACGAGTATGGAACCGTCTGCGTTTATCTTTCCCCATACGTTCTTAGGCATGCTCTTCTCGTATACGAGCGACATTCTCTGCGAATACTTCTCGTTGAAACCGAAAAGCTCAGCCTTTGATTTCATCTTGAATGCCATACCCTACAGTCCTGTGTCTTTATATCCGTAGAACTTTATCAGGAACTTGCCGGCGTCATACGTACCCGCCGTGGTTCCCCCGTGCGTAAGGTATATGTAGTCGTTGACAAGACCTGCCGCGTTTCCGACGTATGATCCGCCATTTACCCCTGAACTTGACGATTGCCCAATGCTAAGACCACCAGTGTTGGCAAGAACATGCTCTCCCTCACCGTTCGCGTCTTCCGCTATGGTACCGGATGAGTTGGCGCAGAGGTTTATGTCCGCGTCTCCCGTAGTCGGTGTTTCCAAGCAGGCTATAGACCAACCGAATATTATGCCGTTCTTTGCCGTGGTAAGCCTAGTCAGGTATGCCGCCGCAACTCCGTCCTCGCCGATCACGTCACCCGCATCCGAGCTCGATACTATAGAGCCACCGCCTATATCTATGTATATGGTGGTTATTATCTCGCTGTTGTATTCGGATATGCTCGTCTCTATCGTGGCAGCGTCGATACCCCCGCCCGGCGCGTCTGCCGTGGCCTTGATCGAATTTACCGCACCGTAAAGGTACTGGTTGCTGGTGTAGCTTGAGCTACCTATCGTTACCGAGTTGTCCTCGACACCGGCCGCTGCGTAACCTATTACCACCTGGTTTGCGCCCGCCCCCGCGGATGGGTCAGCCAAGGATCCTATTATAGTGTTCCTGTTACCTGTAGTCAAAACATCACCCGCGCTCGCGCCAATCAATGTGTTGTCCACACCGGTGCTTACGAACTTACCGGCCTCGTATCCCAAAGCGGTATTCTGAACCTCTCCGCTACCGTCCTGGGCCGTAAGCGCATTGTACCCTATGGCCACGTTTCTCTTCCCCGTGTCCTCAGCGTCCAATGCGTAGTTACCTATGGCCACGTTATTCGTTCCGGTCGTTATCAGTTTCGCGGCAGAATGTCCTATCGCCACGTTATGCATATCCACATTACCCGAAGGGTTTTGCGTATATAGTGCCTGGTATCCTATACCTATCGACTGGTCTCCCTGCTGGTTCGTATATAGGGCCTCGTAACCCAATGATACGTTTTCCACGCCTGTTGTTCCGCTACGCGATGACTTATAGCCCACTGCTACGTTGGATGATCCGCTTGAGTTGTTTCTTCCGGAGTCATGGCCCAAAAATACGTTATTCGTCCCACTCGTAAGCGATCTGGCGGAATTGACGCCAATCGAAACGTTTGCATTAGGGTTGTTTCCTCCTGTATCAGTGGCCACAAAGCTACCTATGAATATATTGTCTTCCGCCGCCTGCAAAGCGTCCCCTGTAGTTGATCCTATACATATGTTGTCGTCTCCAGTGGTCAATCCAGCGCCTGCAGCGCTACCTATCGATACGTTTCTCTCTCCCGTAGTTCCCACTGCCGCGTTATGCCCTATCGCGACGTGATTCGCGCCGTCCGTTATCGCGGAACCCGCATTGTTACCTATAGCTACGTTGCTGTTTCCTCCATCAGAGTTTCCGAGCGCCGCCTCGCCTATCGCGACGTTGTTGCTTGCCGTATCCTCGGCGTCCAGCGCCTGATAGCCTATCGCTATGTTGCTGGAGCCGGTCGTAAGCGCGTCGCCAGCCTGATGCCCGATAACCACGTTCTTTACGCCTGTCGTCATCGTATCGCCTGCGTATGACCCTATGGCGACGTTATACCCGTCCGCTCCGGCGTTAAGCTGATTAAGAGTATTACGACCAATTGCCGTATTGCTTCCGTGTGCGTCTTCTGTTTGCAGAGCTTGATAACCTATAGCGGTATTATCAGTTCCTGTAGTTATGGATTGTCCGGCGGATCTTCCGACAAATACGGCATCCGCAATGCTTGTTAATGATTTTCCCGCATTGCTGCCTATCGCCACGTTAAATGCCGTACTGCCTGAAACGTTTTGGCTAAAAAGGGCCTCGTAACCTATAGCCACTGAAGAGTTATTGTTCAGCGTATCCTCTGAATACAACGCCCTGTACCCTATGGCGATTGCATTGCTTGTAGTGGTAGCCGCGTTTCCGGCCTCTTGGCCTATAAATATGTTTGTGCTTCCAGTAGTGATTGCGGTACCTGCATCCTTACCTATCGCCACGTTATTGTCGCCTTGCGTTATGGCGTCAAGGGCCGAAGCACCTATGGCAATATTGTGTTCCGCGGTATCCGTGGTTGACGAAGGGTCGTTCCCTATAAATATGGAGTTATTCTCTACCAGTACGTCGGAAAGGTTGTTTAGCGATATCGCCGATCCGCCTATCTGAAGCGTGGTTATGTTCGCCAGGTCTATGGCGGCCGTGTCTATGTTCGCCGTCCCGTCTATGAAAAGGTTTCTCCATTCCGCCGAAGATGACCCAAGGTCCCTCGTGTCGTCCGCGTCGGGCAGCAGGTTCGATGCCAACGTGCTCGAAAGTGTTACCGTCTGCGTGAAAAACGTAGCCAGGTCGTTGAGGGAGAACAGTTTCGTCGTCCCCGCGTCCGTACCGAGCAGTTTCTCGACCCCGGTTATGCTTGTGTCTGATGTGTATGTGCTGATTCTTGCCATTTCTGTCTATTTTCTCTTTTGTTTCCGAAAAACGCTCCTTTTTCGCTTTTTCGTACCGTTCCCGTGGCCTCCCCGGTTGCTTTTCACCGATACGAAGCGACCTTTCGTGTGGTCGTAGTCCTTTCCCTTGATGTTTTTGCCCGATTTTATGGCCTTTCGCCTCTTCCGCTGGTTTTCCGCCTTCTTTTTCCTCCTGTCGGCGCTCAAGGCGTACCTGAGATCTCTCTTTTTCTTGGCAGAGGCGGCCTTTTTGCTTAGTTTCTGTGGCATAATCCTGTTTTGGGTTCGTGTACTCTATTAAAATTCACGCGTTTTACCGCATTCTTAAGTTTGGGTATCGCTTATAGGGAGGTCGTGGGTCGCACCACCGCATTTACCCTAGCCCACCCTTGCGAAAACGCTTTTGCAAACCCGGGCCCCCCTTGCCGCAGCCGATTGCCGCCAAAGTTTTTGCCTTTTGCCGCAGCCGCAGCCGCGCTCCTGACCTGGCAGCTTGCTAGTATCAGACCAAATACGGTACACCCCTGATAATAATATTATAAATACGATTAATAATATGGACAAAGAAGAACTAAGAGAAGAGATTTACAACCAGGTCATCCAGGACTGGTCCGAACTATCGGAGATATACGAGGGAGACCAACTTCAGTACCTAATCGAACTGATAGTAGATGAAGAGATATTCAAACTGGGACAATAGTTCCGGCCTATTCTTCATTTGAAATAAGATAGTCAGTCAGCCCATGCGTCCTGCCAGCCAAGGATGTATAGCAAATGTATAGCATTTCCGAAATACTGATTTCCCCTACAGACTTAATACGAAGTGCAAATGATAATATAAGTATAAAATTAATTTAATTATGAGTAAATCTATAAACATTAAAAACCTAGACAAAAAAACATTGTCTGAAATCTTTCCCCCTATAACTAGAAACAATTTTGTAGTGAGAAAGAACTGGTACGGTAGAAACCAGATAATAACTTTCGTCAATAATAAAGGTGTACAAATCACTTACAATCACGACGAGGTTCTAAAGGTAATGTTACCTAAGTTGAACATTATGCCATGTTGGTTGAAACGTGGTTACTGGTCTCAAAGTACCGATATGCCTACGAACGTCAGAGACGTCGTAATCGAGAGAATCGACCTTACTAAATAGGTCACTCATCTCCCACCGTCTGAGGGGAACGCACTAAATCGGTAAGTCGGAATCCCAGACCCCTCGGCTCGGTGTATAGCATGTATAGCAACGGTGAATGCGGTGGGTTGAAACATCTCCGATTCTTGCGGTATGCGACGAAAGCCAGTTACTATATAATACTTATCTACCTAACGTCGCAGTATTTTTTTTTTTACCGACATACAGAGTGGGTGTTACATTTGTATACTGATTTACATTTGTAAACAATTTACCTACTTTTGTTACAGACACAATACGAATACCATTTGATAATATAAATATGAAAGTAAACAATATGAAAGAGTTATTGGAGTACGTCTCCAATAAGCAGAAAGAAAGGTCACACTCCCATTATGAGGTGGCCAAGGTGCACGGTCCATGCAGTGGTATGGGTAACCGAAGATACAAGGTGAACCAGAAATCCTCGTTCTCCAAGTTCAAGAAGTATTCCTACGGAAATAGGTGGAGATACAACAGCGGTGGAATAACCCTGCAGAACTAATACGAAAGCGAAATGATAATATAAGTATGAAATTAATAAATATAAATAAAAATGGAACTTTAAAATTCCAACTAAAAACAGGTAAGCATGTCTATAGTTATAACAGTGGATATGTAAGAATTGAAGGTAATGATAGACTTTACCAAATCAATAGAGTTAGAAAAATTGAAGGTAATTGTACATACCTAAATTACTATGAAAGAATACTTATGCCTAATCCTCAGGAAAGGTTCAATTACCTAGTGAGTTGGGTAGAGAGGTACTACAGGAGAAATAACATCAACCTAATAGATATAGAGTTATGAAGAAGGAATTTCACTGGAATGACGAGACGCTTCAGTACTTCGTCGACCGACTGGACGCTGACGGATGGGCAGCGGCGGCGACCCTAATGTATAAATTCGTACACGACGAATGCGACTTAGAGGACGGGGAAACGGAGCTTGATTTGTTCGACGACCTATGCAATAAGGTATTCGAGAAAGATATAGAGGACAATCACCCTTGGGCAAAGGCGGAAGACGACCACCCCCACTGGATAGAAGACCATAGAAAAAAGTAAGATTATGAAATATTTATTTGTACTAGACTTTATGGAAAGTAAAGTTTATAAATACGACGTTAGAAGTGTAAGCAAAGAGCACGAAGATTATCTGCTTGAACAAGGTCATTCACTTAGTAATATAGAGTGGATGGTAACTGATAACGATGAAATTATTACAGACTAAATACGAGACCGATTCGATAATATAATAAAATAATAATATGAATAGAGCAGACTTTTTAGACTTTATACACTATAACTTCGGTATGTATACCGACGGCAATATAGACGAAGACGACTTCCTGCAGGCCATGGAAGAGTATATGTACGGTGTTTCGAAACCCAGAGGGTATAACATAAACGGCGAGTTTATAGAAAGAGAACCAAATGTTAGATAGGGACGAGATAACCAGACAGGTAATAAAAGAATACCCGTTCCTTGCGGGCTGGGGTGACCACGGTCAGAGGCTAATCAAGGAGAACGTGGACTTCCGCATGAGCGAGGAATACAGACAGAATACGAAACAGAATCGATAATATAATTGAATATGATTAGAAAATTCACACATTACGTACTTATCTCTTGGGCGATAACCATGGGGGCTATGGCAATAACAGGCGTACTATATATGCTTTACGGCCTCGTGTTCCTAGACTTCGCCTCAAGAGTGAGTCTAACGTTGGCTTAATGAAAACAATGATAGTAAACGGAAAGCGATACCTGATAAACCCGCTTTCGCCTTCCTGCGAGAAGACGATACAGGACATACTCGATTACTACCCGGCCGATGCGGTCGTGGAGTTCGAGGAAGCCACGCTGCAAGACGTGCAGAGAGAGGTATACACTTGGAGAAAATAAAGTTATGATAAGTAAATTCGATAGATACAAACAAAACCTGACTAGAGTGGATGACGACATATACTCTTACAGTACGAAGGTCGCGACGATATACAACGGTAAGATGATACAGCACGGTTGGTGGAGCGTAACGACGCAGAAGCACATCAATTACGCCGCAAAAGAGTTGGGGCTGGAGATAGAGAAAGATTATGAATAGAGACCTAAGATTCGCGATAGCGACCGGAATGATTGCGGCACTATGCCTTTGCATCTCCTACGAGATGGGCAGAAGCAGCAAGAAAGACGAGATATGGAACAGGGCGGTGAAGGTATACGAACCGCTTTGGCAAGAGTCACCGTATACGAGAACAGAGATAGATTACATAATCAACGGAGAATGAGCGATTCGGTAAAGAAATACTACGAAAACAAAAAGGAAGAAGAAATGAGTAAAATGAAAGAGCTAGACAATATAGCGGATTGCGTCGTTGACGTGATGTCGGAGCACTTGGATCACAACATAGCGTGGGCAGTGGAAGACACCATAGTCGACGGATTGGGCGGCGACGATTTCGTCAATGCTATACATCATATCCGCAAAGCCGTGGTTTACAAACTAAATACGAAATACAGCTGATAATATAATCGTATGACAAAATGTAAATGCACAAACATAATACCGCCAGGCCGAGTAGCACTGGGTTACAATACGTGTATCAAGTGTAGTACCACACAGCGATACAGCTACGTACCCATAATAGCCAACAAGCAAGTACTCGAAGTACAGATAGTGTCACCCGAGGTAAGTGCCAGCGTGCACAAGGCTTGGCGTAGAAAATAACAGGTGGGGTTTAAGGTTGGAAGGCACTAAATCGGTAAGCCCAGAAAGACAGGATAAACAGATAAAAGAGTGTAAGTCTCTGTACTAGTGCATTGCATCTCTAACATTCCAGTCCTGTCCGCCTCACCTTTTACATAGACATGATATGGTATTAAAGAGATAACACTAATGTATGCTGGAACAGTTGAGACACACGCTATCGTATAAGAACTCTTACGCAGGTTCGACTCCTGCCATGTCTTCTAACTTTAATTTAATAAAGATGAGAAAACCTCAATACGAAAGTTTCTGGAAAAAACTAAAACCAGAATACAAGAAGACGCTGCGCGCCAGCGCAAAGAAATACATGACGGCGGAAAAGCTTGTCCACAGGCTTAAGTCGATTAGCAATATGTCCGAAATGACAGTCGGCGAACTACAAAGCATGATAGTCTTCGGTGAGATATACACCGCACCTATTTCAGGCGTGGCGATGATTCAGGGTACTACGTACTTTAAGAAAACAATTAATAATATTAAAAAAGAAGCAAAGAAATGAGTGAGTTTAAATTTAATTACGACGACGTTGTCGAGGCTTTAGAAGCCGACGGCATAATGCAAGAGCCAGATATGAACTGGATTCTTGAATATATTACTTCCGAATACGGTAGTAATTTAGATAATACTAGTAGCTGGGCACAAGGCAAAGAGCGCTTATTAATATATACTGAAACAACTGCGGATAGTTATGACGTATATGCTTGTACACACGAGCATAACGGTACTAAAGATTTTGGTAGTGATATATACTATTACGTAGACGGCGCTGAATTTGCTGAAAGAGCAATAGACACATTATGCCAAGGTGGAAATGTATGGATTGCAGACCATGTGTGGAATGAGATGGAAGATGACTTTGAATGTGCATTAGAAGAATGGTGGTCTGATTTATACGAAGATTTACATGCAGACAAGGTAAGCGAAATGGAATCCGATGGTGGGGAATACACTGAAGACGAATAATCATGGCGACTAGAAATATGACAATGGTAGTGGACAGAAAGCACTACGAAGACTTTACAGAAAGAATGATGGACATCACCCCGCATTCTATGCAGGAATACAGCAAGGTTAATATGTACTTACATCATGATGGCTATCCAGAATGGCAAGGCGTACAATTAGCAAACTGGGTATTAGCTAATATTAGACAAGATGGCTCCGCTATGGCGGCAAAGCTAGTACACGATATGTACTATAGCAGCTGCTATTTATACAATAGCCCTGACCAGATAGACCATCAATATACTTATATATTATTTACAGATGATACTGATCCGTTAATATACTGCTATGACCAATATGCAGACAAAAAAGTATTTTGCCTAGAGCCTAGGGATCTTATTACGTTGTACTCTTGCGACATGGACTACACTGATTTTGCCGGCGGTTCAACAGAAATGCACAGGAAAAACAAAAGAAATGGACAATAGACTGAACGAGCTGGAGCAGTACATAGAGCAGCTTACCGAGTTGGTATTCAAGAGAATAATGGATCGGTACGGTGACATATATCCCTTGAGGTTTCCACAAGACGAGGAGGAAATACTGCTCAGCGAGCTCGCTAGACTAAGCACGATACTAAACATACTCGAAGAGCGCGAAGACTTCGAGAAGTGTCTGGTCGTAAAGAAAAGAATAGACAATATAGAAACAAGATTAAATAACCTATGACAAACCTAAAACCAATGCTTGCCCACAAATATGATGTAGATAGAGTTGATTACTCTCAACCTGTTTACATACAACCGAAACTTGACGGCGTGCGATGCCTGTTCACCTCTGAAGGCGCATACTCACGCAACGGCAAGCAATTCAAAAACCTAAGACATATAGAGATAGCGTTGGAGCCTTTCTTCAACGACAACCCCGACACAGTTCTCGACGGCGAGCTGTACAATCACGATTTGAAGAAGAACTTCGAAAAGATAATATCGCTAGTAAAGAAGCAGAAGCCTACTCAAGAGGACAAGGATAATGCGACGAGACTTATACAGTTTCACGTATACGACTACTTCTCTCGGAACTCCTTCGCTGGTATGACGACTGATCTTGGCCCCGGATTCTACAGCGAAAGACTGCACACGCTAAAGCACGCGACATTCTACGGCGCATTCGTAAAACCAGTTGCGACATACCGAGTGAATAAGCACGAAGAGGCATTGAATATGCATTACGATGGGTTTCTATCGGACGGTTACGAAGGCTCTATACTTAGACTAGATGGCCTATACAAGCACGGCAGGTCTTACGACTTAATGAAGTTTAAAGACTTCAGCGACGCGGAGGCGACGATAGTTGGCTATGAGCTGGGCCAAGGCAAGCGTAAGGGAACGCTGGGCAAGTTCATAATGATGGACGACGACGGCAACAGGTTCGGTTGTCCTCCCGGTAAAGGTTTCGATTACGGTAAATTACGTAATATACTTCGCAATGTACAGGACTACATCGGTACACGTGCGACGTTTACGTACTTCCAAAGAACAAACGCGGGTAGCTACAGGCATCCGCTATTTAAAGCAATAAGAAATTATGAATAATATATTTAAAGCCGGAGTGATAATGGTATCATTCCTAATGGGCGTGCTTTGCGCATTTCATTTCGCCATAGGCATGCCGACAGACGAACACGTGGAGATCCAGACAAGAGCGCTGAATTGGCCGGAAAAACAATGCTACAAATACTCTGACATAGAGATGATAGTGTTTGGTCCTAACCATGAAAAGCAGGAACTCTTCATAAACGGTTTAGACAGAGACACAGACGTAAATATAAAAGCAAAGTAATGAGCAGTACTACAAAACAAATAAAGCACCTCATCAAAGTTAACTTCATGGGCATAGCCGATAAGATTAAGCAGCAGCGCAAGCCTGACAAGAGAAGAAGAAGGGCGACGAGAGGTAGAAGATAAATATTAGTAACAGGCAAATGTCACATGACAGAAACTTTAAGTTCCTAGACAGGAACAGAGTAGTTACGGCGTGCATGCCGGAAGACAAGCCTACGCTTGCGACCGATAAGTATCTATACTACGAGAACGGCACACACCAATGCTATACACT